TGGTTCGTAATTCAGTCAACATGTTTGGTGGTTTCAATGTTGGAATGGTTTGTACCAATCATACCTACGCCAGTCAAGACATGTTTGATCCAGATGACAAGATCTCAGGTGGTCAAGGCTTTATCTATGCGTCAAGTATTGTGGTGGCCATGAAGAAAATGAAACTGAAAGAGGACGAAGACGGCAACAAGATCTCCGAAGTCATGGGCATTCGTGCCGGTTGTAAAGTAATGAAAACTCGTTATGCCAAACCATTTGAAGGCATGCAGGTTAAAATTCCCTACGAAACAGGTATGAATCCCTACAGTGGCCTGACTGATCTGGCAGAGAAAAAAGGCATGCTCAAGAAAGAAGGCAATCGTTTGGTATTTGTTACCAGTGAAGGCGAGATAATTAAACAATTCCGCAAGGCCTGGGAAGCAAACGAAGATGGATGCCTGGACAAAGTCATGACAGACTTCAAGAACATCAAGACAGAGGTAAGTACAGCCGACACTACGGAGGAATAATAATGTCAGCAGAAGTAGCAAGCGAAATTTGGGGTGAATTAAAAAGATACGTCAATGTGGTAGATCGTATAGATGCTGCTGAAAGCATTGTGTCTATCCTGATTGATCACGATCATGACGTTGAAGAAATCCGAAACGCCTTCAAAGGTGATTCAGACATCAAAAAAGCCTTGACTGCATACTTGGATAACGACAAGGATTATGCAGAAGAGGAAGAAGAAGATATTGACGAAGAGGACAACTACAATCAAGAAGATGACTACTGATAGAGATTACTATTGCAGAAATAAATTTACTTTTTTGAAAATTGATGTAGAACAAAAATCTACATATAATTGTCATGCTGCTGCGCCACATGTAATTGACATAAAATGGTTGCAAAAAAATCCTGGAAATCTTTTCAACACGGACATCAATGTAAATGAACGAAAACTTATGTTGGAAAATAAACGCAACTCCAGCTGTGAACAAAATTGTTATCGTGCAGAAGATGTTGGTGCTGTGGGACCAAGGATACTTGAAGGGGGGCCTGTGCGCACCCATCTTGATCCAATTGCAACACCAGAAATTATTGACATTAATCTGACTAGCGAATGTAATCTTGCTTGTAGTTATTGTACTAGAGTATTCAGCACAGCATGGAGGCGAGACCTGGTCCAGCATGGTGACTATGTTAACCTTGACAGCACTGGATATAATGCCCCATCGTACAAGTTAACGTCCATTGATAAAATAACAAGTCGTCTTAGCCAATCAGAAAAGAAACACTCAAAACACACTGATTTAATACTGAATGAGTTTGCATTACTATCAACGGACGTTAAAAAAATAATTATAACTGGTGGAGAACCGTTTTTAAATAATTTTTTATTTGAATTACTTGACTTGGTCAAACATGTAAATGAGATAAAAATTTTTACCGGTCTTGGATTATCTTGTGGACGGTTTCACGATGTAATTAACAAATTACAAAATTACCCCAATGTGCTGGTATGTGTCAGTGCCGAAAATCTTGGTGATCTATATGAGTTTAATCGCAACGGAGCTCGATGGAATGATACATGTTTTATGTTGGACCAGTTAAAAAAATCTACAATATCTACTATGATTCACAGCACATTGTCGTGTTTGACCATACACGGATTTCCAGAATTTTTAAATCAATATTCTGACTGGACACGAGAAATTGATGTAGTACATGTTCCTACCTTCATGCCAATGAATGTTGTTGATGATGAATCAAAAGAAAAAATTATTCATGACCTGCATAAACACGAGTTTAAAAACAAAGACCATATTATTTCTAGTTTAAAAATTGATCCAACAGAACAACAACGACAACATCTTAAAAGTTTTTTACAGCAATTCTCAGTTCGTAGATCTCTAAATCTTAATATATTTCCTAAATCTTTTTTGAAATGGCTGGACATACATGTGGTACAGTAAAGTAGTAGCAGACCTCGGCAACATACCTGACTTCATTGCACACTTTGAATCAGAGTTAACTGATGCCAAACGTGACTGCAAGATCGGCGGCTTGGTAGAAAAGAACATTACTGCGTTGCCGGGCATAACAGAGCATAGATTCAATCAGTTGCAAGAGATTGAGGCTGTGTTGAACTTTCTCAACATTCAACTGCGCAAAATACGTACCCGGCACTTCAAGAAATATCTCGAAGGATATGCTCGTGCTCTTACCGCACGTGATGCAGAAAAGTATGTGGATGGCGAAGAAGAAGTAGTGGACTTTGAAACTATCATAAATGAAGTTGCATTGCTACGAAATCGTTGGTTGGGGATCATGAAGGGCTTGGACACCAAGCAATGGCAAATGGGTCACGTGGTACGACTGCGCACAGCCGGCATGGAAGATATCACGGTATAACATGACTGATCAAGAACGCTGGCAACGAGATTTAGCAGAGATGGAATTTTTTCTAGTAATATTTTTCATTGAGATCTGGATAGGATTCTGGTGGTGCGTGAGCCATATATAATAGCATGACAGGTATATACAAAGAACTATTGCCCAAATACAACTTGGTCTATGATTTTGTTGCCAAGTATCAACCATGTAGTCTAGTAGATTGGGGGTGTGCAAATGGCAATCTTCTCAACCGTGTGCAAGCAGATTTCCCTGGTATTCAAAAGTCGGCGGGTTACGATCCTGGTAATCCTGCTTATGATGTTGTGCCCGTTGGCACCTATGATTGTTTGGTCAGTTGTGATGTGATAGAACACTTTGAGCCTGCTCAGTTGGATAAATCTTTAAAACTGATGCAAAGCAAGTTTTCTCGTGCTGCCTTTCTACTGATTGCTTGTTATCCTGCAAAAAAACGCTTGCTGGATGGGCGTAACGCACACTTGGTCATAGAAAATGCAGACTGGTGGATGGCTCGAATAAAGCAACAGTTTGATCAGTGCAACATTATATGGTCTGAGACTGTGAACTTCACAGCCAAACCAAGAAAAAATCCCAATGGCAGTCCTGAACTACGATTGATATTGGAGAAAGTTTAAAACATGAATACTCAATTAGATTTAGTAAAACAATTTCATGCTGGCAATAAAAATTGGGCTGGCAAAGGTACTTTGCAATATCTTCCAACAATTGAGTTGGCATTCAAAAAACACCGTTGTCAAACTCTATTGGATTACGGCTGCGGCAAAGGGCATCAGTACAGCGTGTATGAGATACACAACAGTTTGGGTATATCACTGAGTGCAGTATATCAATTTGATCCAGGGTACGAGCCTGCCAGTCAAGAGCCAGACTGGAACTCTTCTTTTGATTGTAGTTTATGTCTTGATGTGTTGCAATTTTGTACAGATCAGCAAATTGATGACATAAAACAAAAATTACAAAAAGTCACAGCAAAAGTGTGCATCGTTGGCATAGGGATGACGCCTCCAAAAAACTTAAAAAAACCCTACGCCAGTTTGCACTCAGAAGATTGGTGGCAGCAAAAGTTTTCAAACTGGGCAGGGCCATCAGAGTTGATATTAGAATTACAGCACAACACTTTGTCCTCGTAATCTACGTAGATAAATATCCGCATGAAAATAGTAATTGTCACAGGTGGATTTGACCCACTGCATTCTGGGCACATTGCCTACTTCCAAGCAGCCAAGGCCCTGGGGCATAGACTGGTTGTTGGACTCAATTCAGACGACTGGTTGGTACGCAAAAAAGGCCGACCGTTCATGCCCATGACCGAGCGCAGAGCCATTGTGGAAAATCTCTCCATGGTAGATAGAGTGATTGAGTTTGATGATTCAGACGACAGTGCTCGAGATGCCATACGCTTGGCCAAATTGTACTATCCCATGCCAGGTGCCAAGTTTATCTTTGCCAATGGTGGAGATAGAACACAAGACAACATTCCTGAAATGACTGAACCAGACGTAGAGTTTGTGTTTGGTGTAGGCGGCGAAAACAAAAAGAATTCCAGCTCTTGGATACTTGAAGATTGGAAAAAACCCAAGACTGAACGTACCTGGGGGTACTATCGTGTGTTGCATGAAGTGCCACCAAGAACCAAACTCAAAGAACTCACAGTCATGCCCAAAACATGCTTGAGCATGCAACGTCATAGCAGTCGTGCAGAGTTTTGGTTTGTGGCCGAAGGTGAAGCCACAGTGTACACCCTGGATGAAGCCAGCACTGATCAAGAAATCAAATGCCACTTGACTGTGCATGAGAACACTTTTATTGCTGTGAATGAATGGCATCAACTTTGCAACGAAAGTGATCAACCCTTGAAGTTGATTGAAATCCAATACGGGGAACACTGTGTTGAGGAAGATATTGAACGTCGATGAAACCCATTCCTGTGTTTGTGGGATACGATCCTAGAGAAGCTGTAGCATACCATGTGTGTGCAAACTCAATCATCAGACATGCCAGTCAGCCAGTGGCTATTATTCCTGTGGCATTGAACTTGTTCAAAGACTACGATGAAACACACACTGATGGCAGCAATCAATTTATCTACAGTCGTTTCCTTGTGCCACACTTGATGGACTATCAGGGCTGGGCCATATTCATTGATGGCGACATGATCCTGCGTGGAGATATTGTGGAACTATGGAACTTGCAAAGTCCTTACAACGACGTCATGGTTGTCAAACACGACTACAAAACACGCATGACTGAAAAATATCTTGGCAGCAAGAACGAAGACTATCCACGTAAGAACTGGTCAAGCGTGATACTGTGGAACTGCAACAGTTTTCCCAATCGTAAACTGACACCCGAGTTTGTGCAAAAATCAACAGGTGCAGAACTGCATAGATTCTCCTGGTTGGACAATGAGCGTATTGGCGAACTGCCCCCAGAGTGGAACTGGTTGGATGTTGAATATGAGGGTAATCCTGAGGCCAAGTTGGTACACTATACTCTGGGAACTCCTTGCTTTAATGAGTTTGCCAATGTCGGAGACTTTTCTGAAGACTGGCACCGGGAAAGACTACTAACTGACTACTGTCAACAGAGAACATAACATGGATGAACAAGAATTAGTACCGTTGTTACAACACGAACTTGACCTAGCACCACCAGAAGTCAAAGAATTATTCTATGACTTGTTGAAATATCGTGTGGACCCAGCGGGTGATTACTATGGCATGGACTTAACAGCATTGACTGAAAAAATTCAAATGCTAGACAATAAAACTATACATGCTATTGATAGTGAATTTAGATATGCAGAAAAGGGAAAAATGTTTGATCCTATACTACAGAGTTTCACCATGGGATGTGGTGGCCAAATAACCAACTGGAGCAAAAGCGAACAGAGCATGGTGCCAGTGGTGTTGCGTGGTATTACCAAACGCAAACAAATGGATGCGTGTCGGGCGGTTGGCCGAGATTTTTATTACATAGACACTGGATACTTTGGCAACGCCAAGAAAAAATCTTTTCATCG